TGCTGTGAATCACGTCGCGGGCCTGTTCGACGGTGAGATTTCTAACTGTTTCCATTGTTACCTCCTTGGATATATCTCAAGCCTTATCGCTTGATATATTCATTATATCACATTGTGTCTTGTGATGCAAACAAAAAAAGGCCGGGACTCGCCCGGCCTGTAATCACTCTTCCTCGGCGTCTTTCCTCGCTATCTCGATGATCTTGGATACCGCAGCAGCCATATTCTTGATTCCGTTACGTGAAGCGAACGATGTCACCTGATGCACGAACTCGTCGTACAATTCCATAGGCACCAACCCGAGCATGTCCGAGTTGCAATCATCCACGAACTGTTCAAGTTCTTCGTATTCGCGGGTCAAAAACAAAAACTCCACGTCCTTATACTCGTACTTCACATTCAAACCGTTCAGGTTGACTTGCTGCGGTTCGACGTGCGGGAGGCTGTCCTGATCGAGTCCGCTGAGCAACAAGTCGTCTACGTTGTCCATCTGAGTGACAAGCTGCGCCAGTAGTTTCTCGTCGGCGTGGCCGGTGAGTTCGTTGGCGGCTATCTGCTTCGCCGTTATGGTGGAACGTGTCATAGGCTTCGTGTCCACGATAACCGGGATACGTTGGATACCGGCGCGGGCGGCGGCTCTTGTACGATGATGGCCGGAAACAATACTTATCGGCCCTTCTCCGTTCGGTTGCGAACAGTACGGCAATGACTCCAACATCCCTCGTAGCTTGATGTTCTGGGTCAGCGCGTCGAACTTACGTGGTTCCATGACCTGCGCGTTCAGGTCTTGTTCCTTGAGATTGACCACGTCAACCCACTTGATTACCAAACCGTCGGCTATGGTCATTTCTTGCGACGTGTCGATATCGGCCATTATTTCCTCCTGTTCTCTTTGGCTAGGAACTGTCCGAGAATGTTCCTTAAGCCGATCTCGTCGTGCCAATCGCTCTTATACTGCAATTGATACTGTCCGTTTTTACGGTCACGTCTGTCCAGTTTCATCAGGCCGCGAAGTCCCTTGGCTTCGGGATATCGCGTGTACTCAACGGTTGCCAGCCCATCGCACGCATCGACGAGTATCTGTGTCTTGGGCGTCGCGCAGAGCTGGAACGTGGAACGACGTAACGCTATCATTGTGACCAGCTTCGTAAGCCGATACCGTTCGTGGGATACCCCGAATGCTTGACGCAATACCGCGTAACGAATCGTATACATAGGGTTTGGCAGACCATAGCCGATTATCCCGGCAACGTAACCGTCGATTAGTACGAGAACACACATCGGGCTCACGTTTCCCGATATCCTATGCCGCATCACTTGCAGATACGAGTCTTGGGCCGCGCTATCGCGCAACGGTACGACCTTGATTTCGGAACGTTCGGTAATCCGATGATCTCTAGGCAATATCGGTATCGGTATCTCCGCCGATTTCGACGACGCCACAGTCACCATGTTCCCGCCGACAAGACGTTTGACCTCGTTCGGACGGTTGGAATTCATGTAAATCACACTGTCCAACCCCAGACGCCTAGCGTAGACCGGGCTATCAGTTGCGGCGTTTCCGGGCGTTTGCTGCTGCTGGCAGATCAGCAACGCCTTACGCCCATCGAACAGCTTACAGAGCTTGGGAATATCAACGGGAGCATTGAACACGTTGTATTCAGGTTCCGCCCATTGGAATCTACCACCGGTATCGAAGAACTTTTCATAAGCGCCCGGATACGTAGGAGGGTTGGCGAACACGATGGTATGCGGGTCGTCCATGATGCGTTCCGCGTACTTCATCGGGTCGGTGGCCTCGTATCTCAGCCCACCAAGTCTGACCATATTCGCTGCGATTCGCTCCCGTAGCTGGCCGATATGTTCCGAATCGTTGATGTCAAGATCAGCCAGAAGTTCACGGTAGTAATCGACATCATCGTGCTTGCTGAGACGCATACGGTATTGCGCCATGATTACGGTAGCCGCGTCATCCGCCGCGTTCCCGGAGAGTGGCACTGGAGAACCGTCAATCGTTGCCCGCATTTCGGTGAGAGGCTTACCGCTGTACGCATATCCGAGCGCTGCGGTGTACGCCCACACGTCGCACGCCTCGATTTGCTCCGGTTTCCAGCCGTTCTCCACGGCGACCATGCAGTTGGCGAAGGCTCCGGCGTACAGTTCGACGTATCGCGTATACCCTGACGCGGGTGCCTGCCTAAACAGATTCCCGTTCCAATCACGTTCGGGCTTATCCCAAGTGTTGAGGAACAGTATGGACGGTGAGTTGAAACCTGCCATCAGACCGCCCCCCAAGAGTCGAACTTGGTGCCTCCCAATTCGAGATTGGGCGCTCTATCCGGTGAGCTAGGGGCGGAATAGCAACGGTCATTAGAATAGCACATTTTGGTCGGCCTCCAAACCTTTTTGTAATTCCTTGACTTCTTCACCGGTCTTTTCCTGCCACCATTGGGCGAAAATCGTTCGGTGGCACAATCCTTTGTTTACGTCATCGAAGCATAGAAGCACGATGTCTTTACCTCCGTTGAGTTGCGATATCGTTTCAAGTTCCGTTCTGATGCGGGCGACCCCGTGTGAGTCCAGCATGGCATGATACCGTTCGGTGAATTCTTCGTCGGTTCCTTCCATGAACCATCGGCCCGGCGTCACTGTTTTCGCCGATGCTGCGATTGTGTACGGAAGTCGCCATCGTGGCGAACCGTACGTTATGCGTACCGGTATGCCTTGTGACGGGGTGAAGTCGTGGTATCGGTTTGTGTAGATCTTCATATGCATCCTTTCTATGAAATGTGATATAGATATTATATCACACTGTTGGTTCTTGTTGCAAATTGCCCACATTCTTAACTTCGTCTGGGAAGAATTCCACTTCCAAAGCCTCCACACCACCGGTGGCACCCCAATACGCACGCCTCGCCCGCAGAACGGTCGCCACGTCGGCGGACATGGAATCAGGAAGCCTATGGGCCATCCAATCCGACAACTGCGCTTCGCTCCGCTGCTCCTGCTTAATTCTCCAATTAACCGGGGTGGCCAGCCACACGGGCAGAGTCCGCACGTACTGCAATGGCGTACCCTCGCACGACCCCACGAAACGCTTCGCCGCCCTCATAAGCGCGTCGGCACCAACCTCGTCGTAAGCCGTATTGAAATACATGAGGAATTCGTTAGACACCCTGCACTTCTTCGGCCACAAATCCATAAGCGCCTTGAGGGTATCCCATGAACGGCAGGCGACTGTTATTTTTTCTTTGTCGCGCGAGTATTGTTCTTGGGTTTTGTTCTCTTGGGTATTGTTCGTCAAAACCTCGTTTTGGGGTAGGTCAAAAGCAGGTTTTGAGGGGTCAAAAGCAGGTTTTGAGGTCGGTGCATGGTCATAACCCTGTTTTGGGGTGGGCTTCCACAGCGAGACGTGATACCGGTTGGCCCTTCCATCAGACTTGACCCGTCGGATATATCCAAGTTGTTCAAGCACATTGAGGCTCTTGGATACGGTTGGCTGTGAACAACGCGCGATCTTGGCGATGCGCTCCAGACTTGGCCAACATACGCCGGTGTTGTCGGCGTGACGTATCAGCGCCATATACACCAGCAGGTCGTAGCCGCCCAACCGGTCATCATCCACCGCCCAATTCGGCAGCATCGAAAAACCCGAGTTCTGTGCTATACTCATATCGGACACGTTTCCGCCTTTCTGTTAGCGCCTCTCTCCTGTTCTCCCGGTGGAGGCGCTTACTTTATTCCTATTACTATCTTGTTTGATATTGCGCGCCCGGTTCCAGTGCGCATATATATATTATATAGCTAGCACATGCTACTTGCAATCAAAAATAATCTGATGTATATTTGAATCATGTACGCTAAAGACTACACCGCAACGACGGAGCAGTACGCGGAACGCTGGCACCTCAACATCCAGACAGTCCGCAGATACTGCCGCGAAAAACGACTGCCATACATCAAGGTAGGCAACCGCTACTACTTCAACCCCGACATCACACCACTACCCGTAGGAGCAACGATCAACGATGAATGACCCAAGAATCACACTGCCGCTCGCACGCTTGGCGGCAGACCCCGAACGCAAACAGACCCGCAACGGCACCCCCTACATGCTTATCCGAGTCGCCGCCACAGGCGGACACATGGACAAAGACACGAAACAGTGGATTGACCACGACACCATGTGGGCGACGATCTTCGAGTATGACCTGAGACTGGCTGAAACCTACGAACGCATGCTACGCAAGGGCACCCCTGTCCGCGTCGAAGGCGTCCTGAAATGGAAGACCGGCACCGACAACCAAGGGCAGCCGCGCACCGACTTCATCATCGAACACGCGACCATTAGTCTCGCCATACTCAAAGCCAAGAACCAGCAGACTCAGCAAGACCAGCAGACCGGCACTCAATGGCCGGGAACCGACACGTTCGGCCCGACCAACTCGCTCAACCAGACCGACAACGAATGGGACGTGTTCTAAATGGCAGCGAACGTCACCGAGAAAGACAAGACGCTCAACGAGATCATCGACTGGTGCGAACAGTTAGCAGCGGAAGGCCTGAGACTGGCGAGCGCTCTTCTGATGCAGCATGACATGGACGCATACGGTGTCGTGCGTGGACAAATCAACGCATACGAAAATACAGCCGACCACTGCCGTTCCCTGCTCGGCTACAGCGGCTCCATGCCGTCCGGGATGCCGAATCAAAGCGAGGATGCGAAATGACGATTGACGAACTGCATGATTACTGCCGTTACCTCTTCGACAAGAACCATATGCATGGCGTGCCTGACAAGTGGAGCGAAGGCTACGAGTTCGCGCTCAGCCTTGTCATGTTCAAATGCCATGGGGGATTAACAGACGAAGACCGCAAGGCTGTAGCCGACTGGCGTGAAAAACATTGGAAGGACACGAAATGAGCAGAGCAATCCGATATGTAGAGTGCTCCCACTGCGGCGAGACGGTGGGCACATATTACGTGACCTGCCCGTACTGCGGATACAGACTGGCTGTGCACAGTCTGCCACCAAGGGAGAAATGTGCGGACTAACCCAAGTCACCACCGATTGAAAGGAACCATAATGACCCGATATCTCGTAACGGACCAACAACTGCGTCGCGCAATACACTCGGCCATAAGAGCTCTGGACCTTAGCAAGGAAGATGATAATTACACCATCGAATCAACTGCCAAAGTCTCCTATAAAGTTCTAGAATTATTGGCCTCATCGAAGACCGCCGAATCGGAACAAACCGAGAATCCCAAACAGGCTGCTGGCCGTGAAATCGATACGAGCGAGTACCCATTTATCCAACTAGAGGCAGACGAACTCGTCCGGATGATCTGTGACGCCTACCAAACCGGCGTATTCTCGGGAAAGGAGCAATCATGAAATTCACAAAACGCGCATACGTCAAAGTTTGGCAGAACTGCCCAGAAGATGAACGCGAAGACACCACCATAACCCTCCTAGACTACGAGGACGCGAACGAACTCAACAGTATCCCCGTCGCCCTCCTATACCTGCTGGAGTGCCATGCGTTCGTTGACAGTATGAACGAATTCGACATCCTCGAACACTGCCTTACAGCCGAATCGTTCGACCTCATAGGCTTCGTCAAAACCTACCGGGACATGCTCAGCAAAACCGGCGACTTCTGGACACCGATGAAGTTCATCACCGCCAGCCCAAAACCCGTGGACGGTATCCCACCCGTCTCGTACTGCCCACGTTGCAGAGCGTTGATCTGGCCGGACACCACATTGCGCTGCATCAACGGACAACCCGAAAACGACGCCGAATACTATCAGCGAATTCTCGAAATCTACAAGAACAACCCCGACCCGCTTTTCTGCCACAATTGCGGTCAACGCTTCAAATACGTCGGCCAAGACCAACTAGCATACAAGCACCAAAGCAACCGCGCCGACATCCTACGCACCCTCAAACTCAAGGCGGAAACACAACCAACGTTCGACTTGGCGGAGCTCAACCAATGACCGGCGAACCATTATCGTTCAGCCTGTTCATCCCCGGCATCCCCGCCAGTAAAGGCTCCTACCGGCCAATCACCGGCAGGAGCCGCACCACCGGCAAACCCGTAACCCGCCTCATACCAATGGACAGAAAGGAACGCCCGTGGCGCGACCACGTTAGAGACACCATCCTGAGCCACCGGACTCCCACTATCCCCCATGACTCATACGTGACCGTAGAAACCACGTTCTACCTCCCCCGCCCCAAAACCATCCCACCCACCAAACGCAAACACCCCACAGTCAAACCAGACATAGACAAACTCCAACGCGCCCTATACGACGCCATCACCGAAACACACATCTGGCACGACGACTGTCAGATAACCGACGTAACCAGCCACAAACGATACGCCGACAACACCACAACCGGCGTATCCCTAACGATCACATGGGAGCCAAACCAATGAAGAAACCAAGCGAATTCGACTACTTCCGCAACACCGACAAGCCGGAGAAAAACACAACCAGCTACAAAGTAGGCCGCATCCTCGGCATCCTGCTACTTACCCTAGCAGTCCTACTCACCACCACCGGCACTATCGCCCTACTCAAACTCCTGATAACCTACATCCTCGCGTAAGGAACCATCATGCCCCTCAGCCAACACAAAACCGAACTAGCCCTCCAATGGCACCGCAAACACTACAACACCGAATACATCGCCAACCTACTCAACACCACCCCAGAAGAAATACAAACCATCATCAACCAACACCAACAACAAACTAAACCCAAGAAAGCATAAAATACCCCTTATGAGCAACGTAACCCGAGACGCCCACGGCAGAATCACCGGCGGCGTGAACAACCCAACCGGTAAAGGCGGCTTCCAAGAACGCCCACAAGACCGCAGCCGTAAATGGACAAAACGCGGCAGCGTGAAATACAACCTCCAACAATTCCTTGAACTCACGAACGAGGAACTAGATGAATGGGTGCAGCGTCTGGATGAACTGACCCAAGCCGAACAGATCGCCCTACGCCGTGTTCTTGAATCGAAGAAGAACGGTGAGAAAGGATTCCGCGCCTATCAGGACATTGCCAACCGTACCGAGGGCATGCCCCGACAGCAGGTTGACCAGACAGTGCAGATGTACGAGCCGCCTACGATCAATGTCACGGTGAAGTAAACAGACCCGAGCCTATTATTCTCAATAAGGCTCGGGTTTCCTCGGGTGAAGACCAGACTATTGAGAATCGCGCACACATTATGGAACAAAACGGAACATTCAACCTCGTAATCCCCAAAGCATACGAAGACCTATTGTTCTTCCTCCATGACCGTGACAACCCGCCATACCGTTACTACGACTACAGCGGAGGCCGTTCGAGCGCAAAAAGCACCAGCGTAGCCCTAGCCCTAGCACTCGAAGCCAGCATGTACCCCACCCGCATCCTATGCACCCGCGAATTCCAGAACAGCATTCAGGAAAGCGTCAAACAGCTCCTAGCGGATATCATCAGCCGCTATCAGCTTCCCGGTTTCACCATCACCCGCGAACAGATAACCCACGTGAACGGCAGCGTGTTTTGGTTCAAAGGCTTGCACGAAGACCCGGAAAGCACGTTGAAAGGTATCGAGGGTGTGGACAGGTGCTGGATCGAGGAAGCGCAGTTCATCACCGACCACAGCCTAGACGTGTTGCTGCCGACCATCCGAAAGAACGGCAGCACCATTATATTCACCCGTAACCCCCTAACCCCGGAGGATGCGATAACCACACGTTTCGTCACCCACCCCAGCCAGCTCACCCAACAGCGCACCACCCACCATCACACCACATGGCGAGACGCTGAACAGGCCGGTATCCTTCCCGAAGAAATCAAACGGCAGGTCGAAGAATCACGAAACAACCCAGACTTCGCCCACATCTGGGAGGGAATGCCATACGAGAAAACAATCAACCAGATCATAAGCTGGCAGCAACTCACAGACGCGACCGAACGCCAACCGCAAACATACGGCGGCGTAAGCTTCGGCGTTGACGTGGCCCGATACGGAGCCGACCGAACCGCCGTAGCCATCGTAAAGGGACGTCACCTAGTAGACCTCGTTAGCTGGAGCAAGACCAGTCTTGTCGAAACAGCGGAACGCATAATCACGATTGCCGGGACACATCATCCAAGCATCATCAACGTGGACGATACCGGCGTAGGCGGAGGCGTAACGGACATTCTCCGCAGCCGAAACCAACCAGTGAACGGCGTCAACTTCGGAGCCAAGCCCAAACATCCCGACCGCTATCCGGCAGTCAGTTCGGAATTATGGTTCGAGTTTGCCGAACAGCTTTCGGAAATCACCATCAACCCGAATCTGGAACACCGAGCCGAACTGTTTCAGGAACTCAGCACCCGTGAATGGGCAATCAACAACAGAAACCTACGCGAAGTGCAACGGAAAAAAGACTACAAAACAGAGAATCAGACTGGTAGCCCCGATCTAGCGGATAGCGTCCTTCTCGCCTACTACAAGCCGCTGCAACTTCCATCGTGGGACGTTGCTGTTTGCTAGGTTTATGCGTTGCACCCGGTAGACTAGACGCAGGGTCTTATGACGAATCGAGGAAAAGTGAGCCTGCTGAACAATCTCCGTGAAGGTTTTATGAGCGCGTTCGACCGTAACCATGCGCCCAGTATGTCCCCCACACCGATTGGCGGGAACATTTGGCAGCCGATGGGCGGCAACACCATCCCCATGCACGACACCTACGACAACGTGTTCCCGTATGTGAACGCCATCGCCCAACGGTTCAGTACGGTAATCCCCTACGCCGTGGACTCGGACAACCGGCGTATCGAACCGGCTCCCGCACCGTTGACCGCGCTCTACGCGCCCAACGACACGTATTCGTGCTTGGAATTCCTCAAGATCGTTTGCGCCACCATCCTCACCCAATCTCACTTGGACGTACTGATCTGGACAACTAACGGGCCGGGCGGAGACATTACAGCCGACAACATCATCGGCTATACGCTGCTACCGTCGAACAGCCGCCAGTACAATTCCACGCGCTCAGACTGGTATCACCGCGTTACGATGGACTTGGGCGACGGCGAACGAGTCTACGAATTCTCCCGGGACGAAACCATCGCTCTCAGCTACAGCCAGCACCCGAACGACCCGACGCGCGGCATTGCTCCTGCCATGACGGTGAAGAAGTGGGCGAACGTGGACGATATGATCGCCGACTATGAGCGTGGTTTCTTCGGCAACAACGCTGTACCCGCTGGAATGCTCGGCATCGTATCGGAAAACACTGAAGACTTCCAACGCAACCGCGAACGCCTCGAAAGCACATTCCGAGGCGCAGGCAACAACAACGGAATCGTGTACAACATGATCCCGGTTGACCCTATGACCCATAAGCCCAGCACTACAAGCAAGCTGGTGTGGATGCCGTTCCAGAACTCCAACGATACGCTGGACTTGCAGACCGTGAACGACGTGGTGAACAACCGGTTGTCGAACGCGCTCGCTGTCCCGGATATTATTCGTGGCATCGACAACGGGCAAACCTACGCCAACGCCGAACAAGCGGAGCGTGCGTTTATCGAAAACACGTTGAAGCCGTTGTGCATGACGGTGTGGGATAAATGGCAGTTTGAGCTTGACCGGATCACCGGCGGGCTTGGGTATGGCATCACTTTCGACCTCGATATGCCTTCCCAAACCGACATGGAGAAGGTGCAGGCCGACACCCAGAAGGTACGTATTGACTCGCTCACCCAACTCCTGAACATGGGTGCCAGTCTGGAGTCTGCCGTGGATGCGCTCGGCTTACCCGACTCGTACAAGCGCCTTGACTTGCATCAGCATGCTCCGACGCTGACTATCCCGGTAGCCGCAAAACGGTATAGCCGTAATATCAAACCGCAGGAGACAGCAACAGAGAAACGCATCCTTCCCGCCACCCGAACCTATGTGGACAGAGTTATCAGACTCGCCCGTCGCTCTCAGAACAGTTTGCGCGACGATCTGGAAGCCATCGGCGACCAGTGGATAAACGACGTGGAAGACGACCTGATGACCAACCTCGCCGCCTACGCACGCCGCACAGGCTACGAGTTGGAGCAGGTCATTACCGCGTGGACGGAAGTCCACCCCGAAAGCTCCATTGCCGTGGAAGTCGAGAACTATACGGCTGATGATTGGCGGCAACTCTACTTCTGGACTGAACTCCCCGACACCGTGCATGAAGCCTACGTGGACCACTTGCGTAGCATCGCCAAGTCCACCAGCAAGACCATCACAAACAACGTCCTAGAAATCCTGAACCGTGCCGACGTGGAACAGTGGGACGCCGAACGCCTGCGTGACGAGCTCGAACGCATGGGCAACGATCACGCCGAACTGATTGCCCGCTGCGAAACCGTGCAATCGCAACGGCTCGGCAGTCTCTACAGCGCCCGCAATCTCAGCGAAACGCTCGGCGTCCGACTGTACAAAGTATGGCGTACTTCCGGAGATGACAAAGTGTGCGAATTCTGCCGACATATGGAAGGCAACCGCATCGCATTGGATGACACGTATCTGGCTGAAAACGCCAGCGTCGAAATCGGAGACCGAACCTACGTGAACAACTTCGAGAGTATGCAAACCCCGAACGGACACCCCAACTGCCGGTGCTACGAGGATTACGAGGTGGTGGAATCATGACGTATGACATCCATTGCAAACGCTGCGGACGGTATCTAGGCTCCTGCGCCCGTGACACAATGGTGACACTCAAGTGCCCGAACTGCAAAGGCTTGTACACGTACCGCATCGTGCTACTATGGGGGTCAGAACATTAAGCCCATTAAGGACGTTCGACCGCACCACTAACCCCCTATCTGAAAGGGCAAAGATGAAGACTCGTAAGAGCTTCGCCAACAGCGGTGCCCCAGAAACCAATGGTCGTACCCTCACCTTCCTCGCCAACAGCGGCAAAGTAATGTGTGACGGACTAACGGTAGACCTTAAGACCCTGAAAGCGCCGTTAATCGACGGCACTCTGAAACTCGTGTCCGACCTCACCGAGTCCGACAAACTATCACTACCGTTGCTGATCGACCACATGCCCAGCATCGAATGCCAAGCAGGTGCAATCACCCGACTTTGGATGACCGATGATGGGATGATGGCCGAAGCGAAACTCAGCGAGGTCGATCAAGGCGAACGTATCCGCCAGCTTGCCGCCGACGGATGCCTGACCAACAGTTTCAGTATCACCGTTGAATTCAACCAGCGTCCCGGCAAGGACGGTATCATCCACGATGGCGAACTACTGGAAATCAGCGTCGTATATCGTGGGGCCGACCCAAGGGCCGCTTTCACCGCAATCAACAGCCGCAACAACAAGAATGGAGACACCATGAACCCGGAACTCCTGAAGAAACTGGCGCGTACCATCGCCCAGTTCAAACTCACCCCGGACGAGGCGGAACAGCTCACCGATTCCATCGGTGACATCATGCAGTCCGCTCTCGATGACATTACCGCTGCCATCACCAACCAGAAGGAGGGTGAGGGCGAGGGTGCCCCGGAACCGGAGGAACCCGTGCAGACTTCCAACGGTCGCCAGACCATCATCATCAACAAAGCCAACCACGCCGCCCACCAGTCGGGTACCGTGAAGTTCTCCCACGACCGTAAGACGTGGCTTGACTCCGACGACGCCATGATCGCGTTCGAGCGTGCCCTGATCGACACCGATAACAAGGGTGTCGAAGCATTCCACCGTGAGTGGGCTGACACCGTGAACCGTAACATGTCGGACACCGCATCGTTCGGCGTTGACACCACCAACGTGACCAAGTTCATCCCGACTGCGGCAATCACCACGATCTCGGACGCGCTGAACACTCGCGGTTCCGGCCTGTGGAATCTGCTGCGTAAGACCGGCATGGATCGCCTCACCATCGGCGGCAATATCGCCGGTCTGACCGACCAGACCCGCGCCCACGGCTACCCGGTGGCCTCCTACGGCACGAAGAAGAAGGAACAGGTGCTTTCGTTCGTGAAGCGTGAGCTTCAGGCCGACTACACCTACAAGTACATCACCCTTAACAAGGGCGATATCCGCCGCACCCAGCGTCCGGGCGCTCTGCTCCGCTACGTGTTGCAGGAACTCCCGAACTACATCGTCCAGACCATCGAACGTCAGATCACTCTTGGTGGTTATACGGACATGGCGCATTTCCGTTCCGTCGTGACCGACGCAGCAGACAAGTCGTCCGAGTGGAAGGGCAACCGTTTCGCGCTCTCCTACACCATGACGGATAACACTCCGCTGATGGACTTCGTGCGTGCCTCCCACATGGTTCGCGCTCAGGGCAACAAGGTGCTGCTGTGCAACGCTGACACCGTGGCCGATCTGCTAATGTCCGCAAACGCTAACGGAAATACGTACATTGCTCTCGGCGGTGACGATACTCTGGCCCGCGCCCTCGGCGTTAACCAGATCATTACCCCGGAATGGTGGACGGACACGGACGATACCACCACTATGGGCGTCATTATGGCCGCGTCTCACTACGCGGTGGTTGGCGATACCTCCATCGAGGCGTTCACTAACTTTGCGCTGTCCACTAACACCAACGAGTATCTTCAGGAGATTTACGCTGGTGGCGGTCTGGACGCGGAGAAGTCCGCCGTGGTCATCAAGCCGAAGGGTGAATGAGGTGATCTGCCATGACGATGAAACAGGTTCGATTCGTTAAGGCGGACTCTCGTAACCCGGTTCAGGACATCGCCGAACTAGCGGTGTTTAACGCTTCGGGTAATCCCGTTGACCCTCCGACCTCCCTTGCTGATGGCAGCGTGACGACCGAGAAGCTGGCTAACAATGCTGTAACCGCGACCAAGATCGCGAGCGGCGTTCTGCCGACCAACGCGACCAAGGAAAAGGCCGGTCTGGTCAAGCAGGCCGCGCACGTTAACGACCCAGCTGGCGAAACTCCGACTAAAGCCGAGTTCATCGCGCTCCGTAACGCCTTGGTCACTGCCGGGCAGATGGCGTCCGCCTGACACGCTACCCTAGACAGTAGCGGGACTGCACCGCAAAGGCCCTATCTCCTACAATGGGAGGTAGGGCCTAACTCATTTTCGGAAGGAGCAATAATGGACATCGACGCAAGCGTAATCGATCAAGTGGGAAAGACAATCTACGCGCGATGGAAGGACGCCGCGCTCGCAGACCTCGCCAACATCATATGCCAAAAAGACCTATTCCCGATTACGGATGATTACGTGGGAATTGTCGTAGGAGATGGCTGCCACATAGCGTTACTGGCATGGTACTCAGCGGTTACCAACGTGCAGACCACCGACGGTGTGGCTCTCGGTTTTCATGTGAACTATGATATGGGCGATGGGTGGACGCCCGAAACCAAATACGCCAACTGTCTGACAATCGCGCAACGTCTTAATGTCGGCACGGCAGTCACCGTGACCGGAACGCACGGGTTCGCCAAACTGCCCGCCCCATTATCTTCGGTGCTGGCAGCGGTCATCGAGGCAGATCAGAACGTTCTTGAACGGACCGACCGCATCACGTCCAAGAGCATCGAGGATGTGAGCGTGAGCTACGCCACAATCAACGAGACGGCTATGGAACGTGCGTTGACGCCGTATCGTTCGCTTGTCATCCAGTGGAGTCTATGCCGAAACGGCGGAGACAGCGGCGGTATTCTCTCCCTGCCTCGCAAGCACCATAATCTGCCGTGGTGGCTCAACCCGCAGGATTACGTGGGGGGTGACTACGCTTATGGCAACGCTCTGTGACCCGTTCCGACTGTTCCCGAACCAAGTCCAGACGGCTACGCTTTGGCGGTATACGGCTCCCGGTCTGCCTAACGAACAACTGGCCGACTTGCAGGTGATTGTGAAGCATTCAACACAGTCCGACCAGCCGACCGAATACGGTTCGCGTATCAGCAGCCGACGCTTCCATATTCAAACGGACACGGTTCCCGAGGACTTGCGGGAAAATATGGAACTATGGCCCGATCTCATGGTGGAATTGTCCGATGGCAGAGTGTACCAAGTCACGCAAGCCAGTCGCGGCGATGACATGGACATGGGAGAAACTCGGTTCATCACCGTGTACGGGAACCCGTATGGCAGGGACAGCATATGAGTTACCGATTACAATTATCCGCTGAATGGGCGCGTAAGCTCTCCACCCAACAGTTGAACAAGGGTGGCGTGCGAATGATGACGGACATTCTCAAGATGGCACGTCAGAACGCTCCCGTCTTGACCGGCGCTTTGCGTAACAGTGGCCGTTTCCAGCAACTCTCTACGTTGAAGTGGCGTATCACGTTCGGCAACAGTCGCGTGCCTTACGCGCGTATCCGCGAACACACGAACCGTTTGCATCCGAACACGGTACGCTACCTACAGCGAGCGCGGAACACCGCCGCAAGCCGTGCTAAATCGTATTTCAACCTAGGATAGGGGCACCATCATGATTGATCTGGCCATGTGCATGACACTTCAAAATGAAGGTTTCGGCACTTACGGAAAGACACTGTTCTTCGGCACCAGCCCAGTACTGGACACGGGTAGCGTCACGAACGCCGAGGGCATCTGGGTCAACGCGAACACGGTTGACATCAACGGCGACCTCTACACTGATCAGCTCACTATCAGTAGCCGCTATTTCGACGTGATCGAACAAGGCCGTCTGATGCTCCGACTCCTGCACTTCGTCAACAATCGTCTGCATGAGTATTGCCGACTGACCTGCAACCCCATAGCTGATATTGACTTTGTATCAATCCGCGTGCATCCGGCTACCGCAATCGACATGGACGCCATCGACGGGGAAGGCCGCTGGGTGAAAAGCATCCGGTTCAACGTGGATTACAAACTCGACCCGGCAACGGTAGAATAGTAACCGTCCATTAGTCGCGCGTGTGCAGTCCCGCCCGACGAAAGGACATTACAATGGCCTCTTACCCCCTGATTGGCAAAAAGACCGTATACATCGACGACCTCGTAATCAGCCCCGACTACGTGCAGGACGAAGCTGGCAGCATCACTCTGACTCCCGGCACTACCGAGGTTGCTTCGCAGTCCGGCACCATCAACGTGCCGAACGGTTCCTACGAGGAAATGAGTTTCGAGCTGAACATTATCTGTCCGAGCGTCCGCTACCTCGGCATGCTGTTCCCCGAGCTGTATCACAACGCGAAGTTCAAACGTGTTATCTCTGGTTTGATGTCCGAGACGGGTCAGGTGCGTTTTGGCGGCAACGAATGCGTTTCAAACACTCCGCGTGACATTATCATTCATAACGTGTGCGATGGTCATTCGTCCGCTCAGGACTTCCGTATCCCGCAGTCGCTAATCAGCGCTGGAGGCGAGTTCACCGTGAGCCTGTCCGACCCGTTCGTGGTCAAGCTGTCCGGTTCGATGGCCTCCGGCGCGAACGGTGCCGTCGTCATGGGCGAACTTGATCTGAATACCCCGTCGTACTACGACGAAGATTCCGGCACCATTAAGACGGAGAACGTTCAGGTCACCGCGCTTACCGCGTCCCCGGCGAACATCTCGGGCAAGGTCGGCGATCATGTGACTGTGAATGTGATGGCGTCTCCGAATGGTGCGACTGGTACCATCACCGCCACCGTAGCTGAAACCGCTAATGCTTCCGCTACTGACAACGGGGACGGAACTTGGGACATTAAGTTGAATCAGACCGGTACTGGTACCGTCACGTTCAAGGATGGCGCTGTTCAGACCGTGGTTAACTTTAAGATCGCCGGTGCGTGAGCATAAGTAACGCCCGCCACCAGAATTTTAGTGGTAGCGGGCGCAGGAGAGAAAAGGTTCCGAGAAAAGCAACATGATTCATAATATCACACGATTGGAGCAAATATAATGACTACCCCTGTTTTGAGCATCGACACCCGAGAAGCGTTCCGCACCCTCACCGTGAAAATCGACGGCACCGTGTACACCATGCGCCCGCTTGGCTCGAAGGACATGCTCACGATCTTGGATAATGCGGAGACAATCGATAAGCTGAGCGCTGGCGTGGCGAACCGTGAGACTTTAGAAACCGCTGAAAAGATTATCTTCCCGTTGGTCGAATCGCTTATGAGTCCAGCTGATAAATTCTCCGTGTGGGCTGAACAGACCCGTAAGCGTAGCGACCTCGCCTATCAGCGTGCCATGACCGCGTTGTGCGGGCTTATGGCGAAGAACATCACGGTTGACATCAAGGGCGAATAATGAAGTCGTGGGATAGCCTGCTCACTCCCGCCGAACGGGAGGCGATGAAGAATTACAAACAGAAGGAGGCGGCTCGCAAGCCGCTTCCGAGCGTTCATATCCTCGCCGAGCTTGGGGACTTGTATGGTTGGCAGGCTATCCGCGACGTGTTGGAAAACAACGTGGATTCATCCCTGATGATGAACCTGCTCAGAGAAGGACGCCGTATCCGACGGCGGCGACTAGCGGAACAATATCTCATGACGTTCGATTGCATTGCAGCCGCGTTCAGCAAGCATGGAGACCGCAGGATTAACGCGATTATCAAAAAACTCGGGAAGGACGTGTGATGGCAGACTCGACACTGACCCTAGACGCCGAGATCAACACCGGCGATTGGAACGCTGGCGTAAAGGATATTCAATCGGGTAGCCGTCAGATAGAAGAGTCGGCGCGACATGCTGATGAAGCGTTTGGGAACGTTGATAAATCTTCAAGCAAGTCTTCCAGCGGGTTAGGGAAGTTCGGTGCCGCCGCCGGTGCCGTTGGCGGTCTTGTTTCCTCGGGTATCGGTATGGCTGTGGACGCCATAGGTGATCTTACCGGAGACATTATCGAAGCCTCCGACTCTGCGGACAAGTTCAAAAGCACGCTGAACTTCGCCGGACTGGATACGGGTACTATTGACGCGCTCACAGCCAGCACTCAGACTTACGCCGACCAGACTGTTTATAGTATCAGCGATATCCGTAACGTGACCGCTCAGCTTGCCGCGAACGGAGTACAGGGCTTCGACAAACTGGCCGAAGCCGCTGGTAACTTGAACGCTGTCGCGGGCGGTAACGCGGAAACTTTTAGCTCGGTGGGTATGGTGCTTACGCAGACCGCTGGCGCGGGCAAGCTCACCACAGAAAACTGGAACCAGCTAGCCGACGCCATTCCCGGTGCATCCGGCAAACTTCAGGAGGCCATGCTAAAGAACGGCGCTTACACTGGGAACTTCCGCGACGCGATGGAGAAAGGCGAGATCAGCGCGGAGGAATTCAACCAAGCCATAATGGACTTGGGTATGACGGACGCCGCGAAGGAAGCCGCTACCAGCACCAGCACTATTGAAGGTGCGATGGGTAATTTGGAAGCGTCCGTGGTTGGTGTGGGTACGACGATTCTTGACCAGTTCAAAGGCCCGTTGACATCCGGTATCAGCATGTTGGCGCAGAGAATCAGCGGACTTAGCGGCGTGTTTACGGGACTAGTGCAGACTATCGGCCCGATTCTCTCACAAATCGGTACAACGTTCCAGACAGCGTTTCAACCAGTTGTGGGAATGATGCAATCTCAGTTGCTTCCGGCACTCAAGCCGCTTATGAGTGCCTTGCAGAATATCGGTAATGCCATCATGCCTGCAATCCAGCCCATCGCATCAGGGTTAGCTACCGTGGCGAGCTACATCGTGCAAACTATGAGTGTTATCGCGACTGCTGTAACTCCGGTGATTAATAACATCGCCTCGTCGATTCAGACGGTGCTTCCGGCACTCCAGCCGCTAATGAGTGCTTTGCAGAATCTCGGTAATGCCATCATGCCTATTATCACGGCCGCAATCCAGACCATTGCACCAGTGTTGTCTACCTTGGTGAGCAACATCGGGCAAACTATGAGTGTTATCGCGACTGCTGTAACGCCTGTGATTAATAACATCGCTTCGTTGATTCAGGCCGTGCTACCCGCCATCCAATCAGCGTTCCAAATCTGGGGCTCTTACATTCAAGGCGTTATCAACGCGGTTTTCCCATTCATCCAGACGGTTATCACATCCGTTATGAACGTTATCAACGAGATAATTACCACCGTATTGGCAGCGATTAACGGCGACTGGTCTGGGGTATGGGAAGGAATCAAGAATATCGCTTCCAGCGTCTGGGACGGTATCAAAAGTATCGTTTCTGGTGCCATCAATGCAGTTTCAGGCATCATCTCAAGCGTGCTGAACGGTATTAGCGGTATTTTCAGCAGTGTGTGGAACGGCATCAAGGGAGCAGTAAGCAGCGCATGGAGTGGCATCACCAGTGCCGTCAGCAGTGGCGTAAGCTCGATGATGAATTTCATCACCAGTATCCCGAGCCGTATTATGGGCGTGTTTAGCGGAGCTGGATCATGGTTGCTGAGCGCTGGACAGAATATTATTCAAGGCTTGATTAACGGCATCACGAACGCCATCGGCGGTGCCATATCTGCGGTCAAGAACGCGGTTAGCGGTATCATCGACGGTGCCAAGAGCCTACTGGGTATCGCGTCCCCGTCTAAGGTGTTCGATCGTGAGATCGGTCGGATGATTCCTGCTGGTCTTGGCCGTGGCGTATCGGAGAACGAGCGTGCGGCCACTCGCCCGGTGGAAGAAATGGTGAATTCTCTTCTGCCGTCGTCCATCGTGGTGCCCATGCCGGTAGTGTCTAGCCCGGTGAATATGAACGCGAATAGTGGCCCGCGTGTGAACGCGCCTATTACGGTGAACGCGCTTGACCCGAACGCGGCCGCTCAAGAGACTGTGAGGGTGATTAATTTCCATTACGTGTGACAAGCCGCGCGGGTAGACTGAGGGTATGGCTATCTTTACCCTTGACCCGCGCGACGTTCGTCTGACCCTGAACGGGTTCCCCTTGTACGGAATCGACTCATACGGGTGTGAGTGGCACGTAACGTTTCAGAACGTTTCGGGATTGTTCGACGGTGTTGGTTCGACCTTGCAGACCAAAGATAAAGCGTGGTCTGGCGGATGGTTTAGCAATATCCCCGTAGCGCAAGGTCGCTCGATCGCCATTGAGGGTCATATCATCGGCAGATGCACGGAAAACTGCATCAACGCTTGGGATGCGTTCAAACGTTCGTTTAATATCACCAGTCAGTCGCTTGTCGTGGAGTTGGGGAATATCAGCCGTCAGGTGCAGGTCATGCAATCGTCTTCCGCTCCATTGGTGGAGTGGGCTGGTGTGAACATTCTCAAATTCAGTATCGGACTGACCGCTTTGGACTCGTACCTTTACGATACTCAGTCAGTGAGCGGAAAAACTTGGTTGCCGCACACTCAGGGCGGTATGACGTTACCATACCATTTCGAGGACATCGAGACTGGCACGGGGTCAACGTGGGTGTGGTCTGAAACAACCGTGTCGGGTAGCGTGCTGCTCACGAACACGGGTAGTGCTCCGAGTCCTGTGACAATTCGTATCGATGGGCCTGTGGTTAATCCGCAGGTTGAGCATAGTCCGAGTGGACATATCATGGCGTTCGATATCACGTTGGGTATGGGTCATTACATTCTTATTAACGGTGCCACTCATGAAATTCTTATCGATGGCACCGACCCGGCACGTGGCAGTGTGATCCGACGCGAATGGAGCTACGCGGAGATTGGGGAGAATATTTGGATGTTCAGTGCCGAGGAGCCATCGGATAACGCGCGTATGACGGTCACGTTCAACCCGGCTTACATTTAAGGAGGCGTCGGATGCCTTTTATTTCTAACCGATTGCCGCAGTCGAACGGCTTATATTTGGACACGGCGCGTGTGTTGTGGCAGCGTTCCGGCTTGCAGTTCGTCGCCGTCACGTTGAACGACGGCACGGTGATAGCCGAACTCCCCGACCTCCAACTAACCCACCTGACGTACCGTTTCGAGGAAACGACCAGCGAAACGGCCACGCTCCCGTGGCGCAATACTCCCCGCAATTGGGACGAAGCTACCACTCCGTATCAGGTCGCCATACTTCTGGTGCGCGAATCTACCGTCCTGTGGGGCGGTATCGTGGTCAAACGCGAGCGTGCAATGCGCGGAGACGGATTAACACTGACGTTGGCAACCGTCGAACACTATCTCGATAACGTGTACGTGCAGGATCATACGTACACGAATCGTGACCAGTGCGAGATCGTGGAAGACCTCGTAACCACCACGCTTAAAAACCACCGTTTCAATCTCGTTGTCGAAGCGTCCCCGAGTAGCGTCAAACGTGACCGCACGTATGAGGCGGAAAGCGACAAAACACTGCTAAGCGTATTGCAGGAGCTTGCTAACGTGCTGAACGGGCCGGAATGGTGTACATCATGGCGAGCTATCAATGACGGCCATTATGAACCGGTTATGACGGTAGCCGACCATATTGGCTCCATCACTCCAAGCACGACTTTTGACGAAAGCGTTATGACCACATTCAACCTGCTGGAGGACTACACAAACGGGTACGGTGCTAACGCGGTCATGGCGGTGAGTACGGCTGACGCTGGCGACCGTCCGCAGTCCGATTGGATGATTGCAGACCAGCCCAACCGGCCTCTGCTGGAATACGTGTTCCAGCCGTCCACAAGCATTACGAATAAGGCGACGTTGAACGAGCATGCCAAGTCGTCGCTGTTGCAGATGCAGAACGGTACCAAGACCATCACTATGGGCTTGAGTCTGCTTTCCGCTCCGATGGTGTACGAAGAGTGGAAACCGGGCGACCTTATATCGTGGACAGTGGAAGAAGACGCCGAGCATTTCCCCGACCATAATCACGGCACCGCCCGTATCATCGGCTATGAGATAGATTTCAGTCAGGCGTGGACTATCACCCCGACGTTGCAGCAGGAGGACACGAATGCCGAGCAAATTCAAGTTCAGTCTAGATAGCACGGACGCGACCGCCCGCCAGTTCTCGGACATTAAACGCCAGTTGCAGGAGCTGCCGCCGAGTATCGTCAACAGCGTTAAACCTATGGTCGATCGGATCACGGAGATGTATGAGGAAGTGCAGACGCTGACGAATAATCTTGACCAGCGTGTGCAGGAAAGCATTACCCGCAACAGCTATACCCGTGCCGAGATTGACGTTAAAACGCAGACGTGGAACTGGGGGGTATTGGCTCCCAATCGTGGTGGTACTGGTACCACCAACGCTTATAACAATGTGTTTGCTTCAGGCGCTTGGCGCGCGGTGTGGGTGTTGTCTGACGGCACTATGGGCACGGCTCAGTCGATTCGTGCGTCGAAGACGGATATTGTGGACGCTGACGACTACATTCCGGTTGACGCTCTCCGCAAAGTGAAGTGGTGCGTCTATCGGATGAAGGATGACAAGAACCTGAATCTTGATGATGCGCAACCGTTGGTCGGTATGATCGCCGACGATTTGGACGAAAACGGGTTAGGGTTTTTCTGCGAATACGATGAAGACGGCACGCTGGTAGGCATCAACTATCCCATGCTTGGTGTGGCGGCGCTCCGCCTCGCTCAACAGGTGGCGGATGAATTGGACGCGCTCAAAGCTAAGGTGAAAGCTCTATCCACCGACAAAGATAAAATAGGTGTAGACGATTCGGAGGAATGATTATGGCTATCATCATGCACCCGCTTACCGCGAAGAACGGTTCCCCGGAGTACACGGCGGACGATTACAGGCACGCCATCAATCCTCTATTAGTACCGTCCGATGGTACTGCGTTCAACGGGTTGTCCGGCATCCGCTACGGTTCCCCGAGTCCTCTGGTCACGGTGAGCGGCCTGACTGCTACGGTTAAGCCTCATTGCGGTACCATCAGCCCGTGGGACAGTCTCGGAGCGTACACTTACGCCATCACCACCAATACGACCGTGCAACTGGCGGACTCAACTAACGATTACAAGATCGCGGTGACGGTGGAAGACCCTTCGCAGTCTCATGGTACTACTCCGCGCGGCCAGCTCAAGGTGTTCACGGCTGGTACGCCTGACTCGAATATCAACGGTCTTGTGATTGCCAAGGTTAACGCCGGTGTCGCGTCGGATGCGGCCCCGATGATTCGCAATAATGCGATTCTGATGGCGCGTGATCTTGAACAGCTTAACACTATTGCCGCGATGGATGGGCAGGAGGCTGTGACTATTGCCGATAATGTCCATTATGTCAGAAACAATGGAACGTGGGCTTCTCAGCAATTATTCGACTCGTCGGACACGTTCAAAGCCAACGGATATACGAATCCTAACAATTGGTTTGAATTTACGTTCTCGTCCCGCGTCACATCGTTCGGAAGCACTCAAAACGTGGAATTGGCGAAGTTCGGAAACATAAACTGCTGCCATATTCTGCACGGTGGATGGTACATGCTTAGCGCATTCCTTAACGTCAAGTATGATCATACAGACGCTCCTACGGTGTGGTTTCGACGGTACTCCGGAAAAAACTGGACCAAGTATATCGACACTCATGTTTCGTTCTCAAAGGGTGACTGGAATGGATATACGGCAATCGGCATTCCGACCGTGGTCTACAATATCCCGGATAACACTATTATCTCGTTGGGTATTGGGGATAATTTCGTTTCGGCTGTCGGCAGTTTTACGGAGTTCACCGTAACTAGGATTAACCGGAACCTGTAATCTCGTTATAGCGGTATACCGCCCTCTGCTCGCACTTCGATATTCTCCGGAATCAGAACGACGAAGCTCACCAATGGGCGGAACACGTCATTGGGTGTAATATGAGGGCCTACTAAAGTTGTTCCGTGGTAGTTACCATCCAAAGTTAATCCACATCTCCCAGTTGCCGTTCTGCACATGATAAATGACGTCATCCCATGTTTCATCGTTTCTGGCATAATGAGCATTATTGTCCCAGTCTAAGATGGAATCATGATGGAAATTTTCACGGCAATTATCGGCGTAGGCGGCGTAGCACTCGGAGGCATTATAACATGGCTAGCCAACCGACGTTCAGACCTCACCAGCGCATATCAATCCTTAGTTTCCGCGCAGGGGGATATGAAACGGCAGATCGACGCACAAGACCAGAAAATAAACGAGCTAATAAAGCATCGTGATGCGTTGCAATACACCATTGACTTGGAGACGGGGTATATTCGCGCGTTGGGTCACTGGCTGTCGAAGTTCTGCGAGATTATCGAGCCTGAATTTTTGGAGAATCATCCTAAACCGTCGTTGCCTGATGATCTACGCGACCGTATTGCATCGCTTGAGGAACTGGCCGGAGATAATGACTAGCCGAGCCTGTTCACGAACATGAACCCTTTTTCACGCATGGAGCCGGAAACGGTATTGTTTGTGAAAACCCATATCTTCGTGTTCGCCTGAGTTACTCTCAGCATCGTGGCCAAATTCAATCGGGTGTAAGCATTTGAACCCATTAATTGTTCGCTTACATTCGGACCTAACATCGTTATGCCACTTTCGACATTGACATTGAGATTCAGCCATCCTGCATTAATCGACAATGCCAGCGAAACGTAGACGGAGTAATCGCCTACGGGGAGATTAGTTACGTTCGACCCGTTCCTATTGCTCACGATGGATACGCCGTCGAAGTCGTTATGAGTAAGTGACATACTCATTAGCGTCATGCCATTATTTACTTGCAATTGCCCGTCTGATCTGGTGAAAGTTACCACAGCATATGGGTGGATCACAACGTTCTTCTGTTTCCATATTCCACCGCTTCTGACATAATGGACATTGTCGGTGATAATAATATCGATTCGTTTTTGATGATAAAATGATCATATGAGACGTTTCAAACGGTGCATGATCATTATTATGTCGCTCTCAATCGTCTCGTTGATAGTCCACGTCCTGATAACGGCCTACGCCGTTTTACGCATGGAGTGGCTGTTCTTCTACATAATCAGCTTATAGGAGGAGTTTCGATGGCTTTGAACGGTATCGACATCAGCAATTGGCAGGCTGGTATAGACCTGTCTGCCGTACCGTGTGATTTCGTCATTAGTAAGGCAACAGAGGGATGCTGGTACGTTTCAGCGGATTGCGCTCGGCAAGTGGAACAGGCGTTGAGTCTGGGAAAGTGTGTGGGCGTATACCATTACGCCAACGGAGGTAACGCCGTTTCCGAAGCTGACTACTTTGTGAACAATTGCGCGAATTGGGTCGGCAAGGTCGTATGGTGCTTGGACTGGGAGGCACAGGGTAACGGACTGTTCGGGTCTGGCGCGTCTGCACAACAGTGGATTAGGTCGTTCTGCGACCGTGTATACGAGCGTACAGGCTCCCAGCCTATCGTCTACGTGGGAGCATCCATGCTTAACGATGCTCAGAATATTGGAGATCGTGGATTGTGGGTGGCTCAGTACGCGAATATGGACGTTACTGGGTATCAGGATACGCCGTGGAACGAGGGCGCGTATTCGTGCGCTATCCGCCAGTATTCGGGCAATGGTCGTCTGCCCGGATATTCAGGCAGTCTTGACCTTGACAAGTTCTATGGTGATGTGGATACTTGGAATGCTTATAAGGCGGGTCATTCGAGTGTGACCAACGTGCCGACCCCTTCCGCTCCTGCTCCGTCTACTCCCGCGTCTGGCACTTATACGGTGCGCTCCGGTGATACGCTGAGTGGTATCGCGTCGATATATGGGACTAGCTGGCAGGTGCTGGCGCAGCTTAACGGCATTGCCGACCCGAATCTGATTTATCCGGGTCAGGTGCTGAATATCAATGGTACTGCCAATACGGTTCAGCCCGGTAGCGGCACGTATACGGTGCAGTCGGGGGACACGCTGAGCGGTATCGCCGCCAAGTTTGGGACTTCGTGGCAGACTCTCCAGCAGCTTAACGGCATTGCCGACCCGAATCTGATTTATCCGGGTCAGGTGCTGAAACTGCCGGGCGGAGCACCGTCACTGTCCGTTACACCGTCACCGTCCGTTACGACGTACACTATCCAGCCCGGTGACACATTGAGTGGTATCGCCGCCCAGTACGGTACCAGTGTTTCCAATCTGGTGGCGTTGAACGGTATCGCCAACCCTGACGTGATCTACGCGGGCCAGACAATCCGCATCAAGTAAACTATTCGATAGGAGTTTGTAATGAGCATTAATACTGGTGAGCCGACCAAGGACACCGAGATCAATAACGAAGTGGCGGACGGCAATGATAATTACGTGCCGACGTTCAACGCAGCGACTCGTAAGTGGGCGTATCTGGTTTCCGGACTGGTTGGTATCGCCGGTGCGGTGCTGAGTTTCGTGAGTGCCGTGCCGGACATGCCGTCGTGGGTGGCTGTGCTGGGTGGCGCTTGCGCTCTGGTCGGCTCCGGCGTGGCTGGAATGTTCGGCGTCCACTACGCAGGCATCTCCAAGTGAGGTAATGATGACAATCGCATTGCTTGAAGTTAATCAAGCAATCATGCAAGGATCATAACCAATGTTCGAAACATTCCAAACCATCATCAACGCCGGAGGCTATGACCTCGCTGACCTCACTGAGCGCATCAAGACCATGTACGTGATGGGCGAACTCACCAAGGAGGAGATGAAGCAGCTTCTCGAACAGGCGCAGGCTAACGCCAATCCCGACGATTCCTACGCTCCGTTGGCCGAGCGTGTGAAGGCCATTGAGGAATGGGAAACAACCGTAGAGGAACGTCTCGCCAAACTTGAAACCGGTTCATCGCCCGAACCCGGCGAACCCGAGGAACCCGGCGACAAATGGCCGGAATACAAGCAGCCTACCGGCGCGCACGACGCCTATCATGTAGGCGACAAAATCACCTACAACGGGAAACACTACACGTGCATCTACGACGGTTGCGTGTGGACTCCAGACGCTTACCCGCAGGGGTGGCGTGAGGAAGCGTGAGCCACATCAGCATCGAACCCGCCGAAACGTTCAACGAAAACCATACGGCCTACACCGGAGGAACCATGCCATTGCCCCGAGCCGCCGAAAAATACTTGGAGGACCGGAAGTGACACGTCTAGCCATCGCAGGCGGCGCTTACCTGCTACTGCTCGCGCTCATCATCATATTCAATCATGGTGCGCACAGGCATTGATTTTTCGTAATCTACACTGGTGTTTCCAAGTGATAGACTGGGGTTGCTCCTTTCGAGCGATGGTGTGATGACCGAATGAATTAGCCCGGCACTGGTCTTGATGACTGGTGCCGGGCTATTCTTTCTTTTTTCAGTTGTTTAAGATTAATTCTCGATTTCGGTATTCGCTGAACACCGGAACTTCCTCTGGGTGATCGTTGTAGGCGCTGACCAGCCAGCCCTTCGCGTATGATTCCTTGGGGTGGGCGTGGATGCGTGCGTGGCATCCCATAGTACCCGAGCCGCAGACGGTAATCAGGTTGCTGGGTAGGTTTAATCCTTCCCAAGAGTGGGAGCGCATACGCCGGTGATGCAGATTAAAAGCGGAGGTGCTTAATGTTCTCCCACAGATGAAGCATCTGCCGTAGTCTCGGTGGAACACTTTCATACGGGTTTCGATATCAGGGTCTGTTTTGCTCACTCGGATACTCCTTCGCAGTGGAAGAAGTACAAGGTTATCGGGGAGACGAGTTTGAAGAAATATTGCCTATCGGTGTCTGTCTTGCATTCATGAATGGCCGTGATCTTAACGCCTTCAACGCTGCCCAGAACGGCGTAGAGTTTGAGGAACGCTTTGGCGTCTTTAATCCCGATTTGACCGAACGTGAGTTCCTGTCCGAGTCCTTGGGTGTCGATGATTTCTTGTGCTTGTGGGGTTTTCTGTAAGAGGTTGATGATCGAGGTCAGATAGTTGATGGTGTTCATTGTTGCTCCTTTGGTGTGATGATTATTGGGTCAATGGTGCAGACTTCTAGTCTTTCGCCAGAATGTCATAGCCGAGTTGTTCGGCTAGTCGTAACCGGTATTGTTTTTGTGGTTTGCGGCGTCCGGTTTCCCACATGGCTATTACGTTTGGGCTGGCGACGCCGATTCGTTCGGCTAGTTCAGCCTGTGAATACCCGTGTCGTAGACGCCAGTATTTGATGCACTGGCCGATGGTCACCCTGTCGCTGATGGTCGCGTAGTCAACTGGAATGTTGCCGATGTTCTGTCGTGTGAAGAACTGGCCGGTCTGGCTGTCCTGTTCCACGGTGACTTCTTGACCGTTGATTACTGTATTGAATTTGTTTTGCTTGCGCATGTTTCACCTTCCTATGATATATAGATTATATCATACTGTTTCTGTTTTGCCAAACAGCTCACTAATGGCTTCTCGACCGTCGTCGGTCAGCGCGAACCGCCAGCAATGACGGTGCCGACTGTTCACGCCCTCCCGATCGACACGGCACACATGACCGGAACGCTCAAGCTCGATCATGCGCGTCCTCAATCCCTGCGGAGTATCGTCATACTTCGCTAAGACCGCCATACGTTCGATTTCCTCGTGGGTAAGCGGTCGCTTAGCCATCCAAAGAATCAACAGCACATGAACCTGTTGTTTGCTGAACATTACGCCACCGCCGTTTCAGCGGAGTGGCGGAGAAACGCGGCCACGCCAGCGGCCACAATCCACCCGGCCACCCACTTGACTCCGAACCGTACCCGGTTGATCTTGGCTGCCATCGCCCACACCGGAAGCGACACCCACGGGCTGAGACACCAGCCGCAATAGGCGAGTTCTCCGAGACTGTCCACGTAATCCTTGGCCCACGTGGGGAGCGAGTTGGACATGTTCTCGGTCTTTACGGTCAGCTTGCGGCGGAGCGCGGAGAACATATAGCCGGGGCCGGGCGAGAGCTGCACGACAGTGGTTACGTATCCCGCCGTGATTCCAGCCGAAAGCACGGCAGTCCACCAATTGCCATCAGTCTTCATCGGTTTTCCTTTCCTCGTGGCGACGCCAGCAGTGATACCGATTGTTATAGTCCGCGTACAGCTCTTCGTAGAGTTGTTTCGCTTCGTTGGTGGCTTCGTCGTGGTCGAACCCGTGCTGTTGCAAGGCGTATTGAGCGGCACCGACCCAGATGGAGCGGCGCACGTGCTGATACCAACGGTCGAACAGTTTGCCGCACACCTTGTCGTGCTTGTTGTCTCCGAGAAAGTCGGCAACGCTCTCCACCACGAACTTACGCAGAGTGTTTGCGGTGATATGGTTACGGTCGAACAGTTCCAGCACGTCGCTGGTTAAACCGTTATTCTTCATTGGGTTCCTCCTCTTCTTCTGGTTCGTCGTCGTCCGCTAGGTAATCGTCAAGGCTGATGTCTTGCGGTTCGAAGTAAATCAATCCATCCAATAAGATCATCGGGTAACGCACAGTTACCCCTTGGTCTTTGGCGATTGTGCGTATCGCCCGGGCGGTGGGGCTGCCCGACGATACGATACGGAGCCTACGCCCCATCTGTTGGGCGTACACGCGGCACGTCATCAGATAAACGGTGCTCTGCCGCTTGCATGTGGGGCATCCGTCGAATAGTGCGAACATGTCCGGGCTTTCCAAAATCGTTGCGGTCTTCATCAGAACATCACTCCCAGAGTGACGGACAGCACATCGGAAATATGGAGCGTGGCCAATTGACAGCGCTTATGGTTCTCGATCTCTTCGGTGATGTCCTTGCGGTACACGGGGATGACCTGATGGTGCGCCGCTCCGATCACGCGCGGGTCGAACATTGAGAAGAAAAGTACTTCCAGCGAATCGCACACCACGAAGTATTGCAGCACCTGCGCCTTATACTGGTCGGGGACGAAGTCGAAGCCGGTCGCCTTGGAGTCCAGAGTGTACTCGGGCAATACCTGTTCAATGACGTCCACCAGTTCGGGTTTCAGGTTGGCGATGTGAGATCGTATGGCGTTGGTGTGCATCATCCACGGTACGACGGTCTGCAAGTGGTAGGCGGAGCCGAGAGACTTGCATTCGATGGCCCACGTCGGCTTCTCAGTGTTCTCGTAGGCGTCTGGGCTGCACGCGATACGGTCGTCGTCGTCACTCTCCCAGATGCCGCAGTCGGTCACGCAATCGCCTTGGTCGAAGCCGAGCGTTTTGAGCGTGATCTGAATGTTCTCGGGTTCGAGACGGTGTCCGCGTTCCATCGGCGGTTCACCGTCCGCTGGTTCAGCCCACAGTTCTGCGAGAAACTTCCAGAAGTCCACGCCGACCTTAAGCCGTTTGTTCTTTGCTTCGGCGTCCACGATCTTCTCGTCGTAGTTCTGGGCCTTCGTGTAATACTCGTTGGCTTTGTCTGGCGTCTTCGCCTTCTTCGTTTGTTCCAACGCCTTGTCTCGGTACTCTTTGAGTTTCTCTACGTCGGTCTGAGCGTAGTGTTCCAAAGCGAGTCCGCCGCTTTTGGTGCCGGTGATACGGCCCACTCGTTCATCAAGCCATGCTTCCGTGTTGGACGACTGGCTGACATTAATGATCTTCATTGTGATTGTCCTTTCGGTTGGGTGTGGGCGGGTGACGAGTCCCGCACACAAGTATCTGTTATGCAAAGCGGGGAGCGTACTGGTGGATGACGGTGCGAATCTCCTTGAACAGATTCCACGCGGTCTCTTGGATGATGGACTCGGGGCAGTCGATGAAATCGATCGCTTCAGAGTATTCCATGCATCCGTCCGTGTAGATCGGATCGTCGGGTTCCGCCCACCAGAAGATAGAAAACAGAAAGACGTGGTTTTCCACGTCATCGGTGACTCGGGCGCGCAGCTGGGTGTCGGCGAACGTGATGATCGCCGTATCATACGGTTTTTGTTCCGATTCATAATGGATGCTGCTGACTTTATCGAAGTCAAACTCACACTGGTTGATGACGGCGGAAAGGTTGAAGTCGTTCATTATGCCACTCACATTTGGTTAACGGCGTTTATCAGACTGTTCAGGTCGGTTTGCGTGAGTCCTTTCCATCCCCTGACCTGACGGTTCAGAGTCCCGTTGATAAACTCGCCGCGCGCCTCCGATGGGATGTTGTGCGCGTCCAGTGCCTTGACCAGATAGGCGTACTGCTCCGCGCTTATGGGACGGTCTGCGGTCTCATACCGTTGCTTGGCATACGCGCCGTCGTCGTCCTTATCGGGGAAGATTCCCAGTACCGCGTAGAGACTGTAGCGGCGTGCGTAGGTGATCGCGCTACCGACCTGCTGGGGGTCGCCGGTCACGAAAAACGGATAGGAGCAGGCCACCATCTGGTCTGTATCATCGAAAATGATGGTCTCTACTGTTCCGATGAACTGTCGCGCTTCTCCCGTGTTGTCGAACGTGACGCGCTGGCTGAATGCTAGCCCGTGTTTCTCGAAAACGGGTTTGATGGTCTTGAGAATCGTGGCGAGGTTGAGATACTTGTAAGTCCGGTTGCCAGCCTGTGCGGTTTCGTCGGTGACGAAGTTGGGCACTTCGTTGAGGACTTGCATGAACTTTGTGTAGAGGTTGTTTTCCATTATTGTTCCTTTCATTGGGTGGGTGTCTCGCGGCCGTTGGCCGCGAGACGGGTGTGATTACTTGAGTTTGTGGACTAGGACCCTTACATGGAGACGCTGGACGCTGGACCCTCCAGCGAAAATGCTCTTGATCGAAAAGCGGCCTTTGGGCCCGGAGATGATGCCGTTGATTTTTCCACCGGAGCCGATGTAGACCCACTCGACTTTATCTATGCCTCCGGCTTTGTCGTTGCAAAGGTCGATGATCTCGGCCTTCTTGCTGGCGGCTTCCTTGTCGATGAACGCGGCGAACTTTGCGGGGTCATGAATGGAGGCGTAGCCATATTCTGCGACTATCTTGCCATAGGTGCTTTTAAGGTTGGCTTGAGCCTCAAGCTTGCGATATAAGTTCAGCTCGTGATTTAGCCGGATGGCTTCCCACTCTTCCTTGTACTGCTTGTATAAGGCCGGGATTTGTTCGATGAGACTGGCTTTCCAGTTGTCGAGCAGTTGGTCGATGGGTTTCAGGTTGTTGTCCATTGTTACCTTCTAGGATATAAGGTCAAGCCGTTTGCTTGATATATATAATATATCACAAGTTGTGTGATGTTGCAAACTGATGTCTGTATTTCTCGGCATTGCTGAGGTAGAGCTTTTCTGCGTTTTCGGCGGTCACAGCTTCGGGTATGCGCTCCGGTCGAGTTCCGTCACATCCACTACCTGATTCGGCTGCGGGCCGTCTCCCGCGAAGTCGCCCTCGCCGTCCACCATGTCGTTCGCCTGTTCGATGCAGTAATCGACGTCGATAACCAAGTAGCCGTCATCATCCCCGCCAAATGTACCGATACCGTCAATAAAGCGGCCGGACGGTTCCACCACGTCATCAAGCTGGATTACGGTACGCTTCGGGAGCCCAAGCTCCGCAAGATCAGCGTCTGTATAGTCGCTTAGATTCGGTATTTGCGGTAACGAGCCGACCTCGAAGAAGTCGGCCGCCCAGTCGGGGCCATACTGCGTGTTTTCCTCATCCCACTCACGGATGGAGATTTCCACTGCCTTGTTGTTGTCCACTAATACCACCATGATGTTTTCCTTTCCTTGATGATCGACGGTGATTGATGGGCGTGATTGGTAGGCTCACGCCTCACTCTTACGGGCGACGATACGGAACTGCCTCGCATAATCTGCAAGGCCCTTGCCGTGACATTGGAGTTGCAACGCTAAAAAGCGTTGCGCTCCCTTAATGGTCTTCCAGCTCTTGCCGGAGGCAAACCACGCGGGCCACCACGTCGCGGCCGGTGGAAACGGATCATCATACGCATCCGGCGTGCCGTATTCCTCGATGTCGTATTCCACGCCCTCGATTCCCGCACGCTTTTTTTCGATGATCGGCACTGCTTCGGCTGTTTTGAGAGCAGTGGCATAGTATTGTGTTTTACGCATTTCGATACTCCTTGTTTGCTGATCGGCTTGATATATATATTATATCACATGTGGTGGGATTAGGCAATCAGCGACACTTAGAGACATGTCCCAGCGCCCTAGTAGGACGTGCTAGGACACTAGGACATGCATTAAGTCAGATTGGCCATGCCTCGCCGTTCGTCAAATACACCGAATCCGCGCACCCGTCATTGAATTGGTCATCCAAAAGCCCGTCCAGCATTGGCATCCCGCCGAGATTGTACGCCTTAACGAAGGGTTCGAGGCAGGTCGGCTGATTGCCTTCAAGCACGTACATGGTGCGCGCCCACTCGGTCTTCCCGTTACGTTCCTCATAGTCCCGGAATGCTTGCTCGTACACGTCGGCGTCAACGTATCCGTAATCTCCGATACGCCAAATATCGTCCGTCTCGGTGTAAGTGTCGAAGTCGCGGCATTCGGGGATGAGACTGGTGTCGATGCTGTGAATCACGTCGCGGGCCTGTTCGACGGTGAGATTTCTAACTGTTTCCATTGTTACCTCCTTGGATATATCTCAAGCCTTATCGCTTGATATATTCATTATATCACATTGTGTCTTGTGATGCAAACAAAAAAAGG